CAAGTACATGCAAACAGAAGGTAAAAAGTAATGCAGAAAATCGTTAATGCTATCGCCATTTTTGGTGGTGTAGTGGCACTTGGAGTCGTAGGACTCGGTGGATATGTATTCATCCGTAAGGATGCTATCATTGAAGATGTTAAGTCCAAAATCACAGAAGCAGCACTTGGTTCAGTAACCGATTCACTTCCAAGCATGAGTAAAGACATCATGCCTGATCTAACAGGACCAGCACTACCATTCTAAGACCATGAAAGGTAAGAATATACTAATAGCGACTGTGGGTGGCATAATAGGTCTCTCACATATCGGTATGATAGGACTGCTCGTTACACGAGTGGGAGTTAAAGACCAGTTACCAGTTATCAATCCACCAGTGGGACCTTATACATCATATGCTATATCAGCAACTAAGGATGGGTATAAGGTAAGTTATAACGCGAATAACCCCAAAACTATGGTCAAGAGCACTGCAACCAAGGTCAAAGGTTTAACAAAGACAACAGAAAAGACTGTTGTAGATGAGTATACAATGGATGGTAAGACCCATTTAGGTGTACTAGGTATGAAAGAAGCGGGTGCACTTAATGTAGCATGCATCAAGGCAGAAGGTGGTGGTGAACAGACAGGTAAGGTAGTAGGTGCTGCTGTTGGTACTGCTGCTGGTGCAAAGGTAGTGGGTGTTCCATTTGTAGGTCCAGTTTTAGGAGGTCTTGTAGCACTAGGTGCTGCCAATAAAGGCGGTGACATAGGTGGTGAATTAGCGATGGAATGGAGTGAAGCATGTGACCCTGATACAACCGATTAATATAAAAGATGTCAATGTATTTGACATAACAGTGCCCCCGATTACGCAGAGATTTAGCGTGACCCCAGGGGCATTGCCATTTTATAACCCAGTAACAGTACCAGTTGGTGTACCTTTGATTCTAATGCCTGGATGTGTAGAAGCACACCCAGAAAGTAAACCACAGAACCCAAATAATAAGTTAGTCAAGGATGATGAGGACGGAGCAAAGGTATATTGTGACGCTGGTATGCCATCCTATGATGCGATGGACTATACACCAGAGAATTTAATAATACAGAGAGAAATAGAGACACCTGTGGTAGATGTACCACCCCCACCAGAGACACCAGAAGTAGAAGCACCAGATATACCACCCACAAACGAAGAAATTCCCTGCCCTGGACTAAATGCACCTAGAATAGGTGACATAGCACAGAACAAGGAAGAGAAAGTATCAGGTTTTGAAAAACAGATTGACCCTGTAACTAATAAGGAAATCTGTGTGACATTGTATGAGGATATACCACCATTAGAAGCACTATTACCAGACGTTCAGACAGTGAGTACCACAGCAGTTATAGCAACAGTTGCTACGGGATCTGCTCTCCTAGCGAAACCTCTTGCAGACCTGTTGTTGAGGGTTTTTCGCCCCGCCATAAAGAAGGGAGTGACCACTTTCCAAACCAAGGTTTTGAAGAAGGCACCGAGGCAGTTAAGTCGTTCTGAGATCCAGACGAATCATTATAGGAAATCGAAAGGTCTTGATCCTTTTTCTCCTCCGAAGAAGAAGAAGGCGAAGGAATAGAATGGACGTGTGGTTTCACTACATGTACACCGTCCACAACAACATCAGCACACACCTTATGATATGGTGACTTTTTGTGGAACCGAATTCCTGCCTTGTAGAGTTCACCACAGTTTTTTAATCTTGCGATCTCGAAATCTAATCGCTTGTTGGCGATGTTTTGTGTTTGTAATGCTATCTGTGTCTCTACTGCTAGTTTACACTGCTCTTGTGCCTTTTTGTCTAGTGGTATTGACCATGTTGCAGACACACCAACAGATGCGTTCAGTTGATCTTTCTGACCTGTACGAGTAGGCATGTAGTAGAGTATATTTCCTGGGTTATCTATCTGACCGTCATCATCAGCGTCATGTATGTCGTACACTGGATCATTCCAATAGTCTTCCCATGGTTTTTGTCCAGAAATCGATCCAGTAACATAGGGAGTTATGTTGAGGGTACTCCCTTGACACTGTATACCACCACCATATGTGTTTGTTATATACGGTCCTTGTAAAACTTGAATAGCTTGGTTGGTCACTGACCCACTGCTATTAGCGATGGGCGATGCAGTAGCACTAACACCACCAACAGTTTCAGCACGAACACTAGGCATAAACCCAGTGATAGCAAGGGATATCCCTATTGCTGAAAGATACTGGTTGTGTCTGTGACGCTTTGGATAGTGGTAGTCCTCTGGATCACGGTGTGATTTGCCAGTCCTGGTCCACTGTATGTTTCTGTGAATTGGAAGTTCGCACCTGGCGTTGTCTGTGTAAACGTCGGTTTTGTATCCACTCCTGTCCATGTTGAAGCAACTCCTTCAATAGTTACATTATTACTTGTAGTTGTTGGTGATAGATTACCAGATGCTGTAACACCAGTGCCTGTTGCAGACCACTGATACCCAGTATTATAATCCATCGAATTTATAGTCTCAGTGACTGTCGTAGTCGTCTCAGTGTGAGACGTCATACTACCTTGGGTGAAATTTGGCACCACAGGCACTGCAAACACTGGGTTTGCGCCCATGGCAAAGCATACAAGAAGTAGTTTTATGTTACTTCTCATATGTCTCACCTATCTTATTGTTAATTCACTGACCACCTGTCCAGTTGCTTGTGTACCCGCGCCACCAGCAGTTACCGCAACGGTTCCTGATGTGTCGATTGTACCCGCTAGACTACCCGCTGATCCTGCTGCTGTTGAGACTTGACTAGAAAAGTTTGCGACCTCTCCAACAGTCGGTGCACTACCTGATATAGCATCACCTTGTGTGAATGACTGAGTAAAGCTCCAACTCTCCCCTGCTGTTGCCTGGGTTGCTGTTAACGTAGGTATAGAACCAACACCTGATGAGATAGTCATACTACCTATGGATGATGTTGCACTACCGCCTTGTGGTGTGTACTGTGTGGTCACATTGTTACCACTTACAGAGTACGTCGAACCAATACGCTCAACCTGAGTTGCTGCTGCATTAACGGTTAACTGAACTGATGAACTTAACTTATGTGTAATATCTGCATTAGCAGCACCTACACCTAAGAAAGGCATCATACCGAAGAAGATTAATAATCGTTTCATGATTTTTTATACTACCTTCACCCATATTTATACTCATTTTTATTTGGGTTTTCCACACTTGTAATAACAGTAAATCTGTACTAAATATAGGTAGTTGCCTTCGGGGACTACAAACAAACTCGCTTACAAAGGAGAACCATGAGAACATTAAACTTCTCGTCCAGAGATATGGACAAGATCTTTGACGCTGCAATGACTTACAGCGTTGGATTTGAAGATCTATTCAACAGGATGCATTCATCGGCATCAATCCACACATCTTACCCACCATATAACATAGTCAAAGAGACTGAATCAGAGTGGAGAATCGAGATGGCACTAGCAGGATGGTCCAAGGATGATATAGAAATTAGTACAGAAACTAATATCCTAACCATTAAGTCTAAGGTAGAACAGGAATCAGATGGAGACTTTATCCATCGTGGAGTTGCCAAGAGGTCATTCACTAAGACATTTAACATCGCAGATGATGTAGAAATAGGTGACATCACATATGAAAACGGACTATTAAACATTAAACTTACTAAGATAGTTCCAGAGAGTCAGAAGCGTAAAACCTATGACATAAAGTAGTCTATATAATAGACAACCGAAGAGACCCCCAGTGGTCTCTTTTCTATTGGAGAATTTTATGAACATGTATGTCAATCTGTGTCCTGCATACACACAGAAGAGTGACTCAGTAACTATGGATGTCCCGAATGACATGACAGAATACTTTATGCAGTATGTGTATACCTTATCTGACGAAAAGAACATATCCGCTAGACGAGCGTTCAATGATATGCTAAGATATACATTTGACACCCTTATGGAGAAAGATTATGAGCGCAAGAGTCGTAAGAATGATAAACGGAGAAGACGTAATCGCTGACGTCAAGGAAGTTCGTGAATCTAACGACGGTCCTGCACTTGCTTATAAACTTACGCAACCATACACCGTTACAATTCAACAACCTCCCGAGGTTACGTTTGAAACTGATGCAGAAACAGCGATAACAGACTTCACACATTTAGATGTAGAGTTCACAGTTTATGTACCCTTCTCAGCAGAGGAGCACATCTTTCTACCCCTCCCATCTGTGATGTTTATCTACAAACCATCAGATAATCTCGTAGAAAAGTACAATCAATTACTAGATCATGGTAAAACTAATCCTGCTTAAAGCAGACATCAATAAGTATCTTATTGGAAAGATAACAGAACTAGATGAGGAACCATCGTTACTCATAGAGAATGTTTATCAAGTCAGAGACGAGAAAGACATCGTGAAGTACCCTCAATTTACAGATCAACGTGATTTGTTCTTGACTTCTGATGTAGTCTTTACTATAATAGATCCATCCAGCACTTTATTGGCAACTTATGTTACCAGTACAGGTGATATTAAAGCAGCAAACACCAACAATTAATGAATTTCTACACTGACGTGTTACTCCTTGGTGATGATATCCTCTATCGAGGGTATGAAGATGGGAGGCAAGTTCAGTATCGTGAGAAGTCACGTCCTACTCTATATTTTGTACCAAGAGAACAATCTAAGAAGTC